TTAGAGGCTTCTCATGAGTTCGCTGAACTTTTGGGAAGCCTCTTTTTTCATGCTCTTCGTTACGTGGAGGTAAATGTTTTTGGTTGTCTGGTCATCGGCGTGGCCGAGCCGGTCCATGATCTCGACGAGGCCTACACCCGCTTCGGCCAGCAGTGACGTGTGGGTATGGCGTAAGGAGTGCGGGGTAAGTTTTTCGTTAAGTCCTGCGAGCTTCAGCAGCCGCTTCATTCGGATTTCAATGGTTTTGACCAGCTCGGGGTAGCCGCGATGGTTATCGCCGGATTTCGCAAAAACAAAGTTCTTATCATAGTACGTATCACGGTATTTCATCTTCAAGGTGTTTTGCTGCGTCTTATGTCTGGCTAGCTCATCCATAACGGTTTGATCCATTTCGATTTTGCGTATTGATTTTTTTGTTTTTGGGGTCAGCAGGTTGTAATCCGGAACAACGTTACTTGGGTTGTATAACGTTTTCGTGATGCTAATGGTGCCCTCATCGAAGTTGATGTCAGGCCATTTCAGGGCGCAAAGCTCACCAGCGCGTATACCGCTATAGGCAAGCGTAAGAAAGATTACGTAGTCCCGATCTAGGCCCTTTTCTTTGGCCGTTTTTAGAAAGCGGCGCAGTTCATCTTTTTCTAAGTACTTGGGCACGTCTTTGTTTTGTTCGATCTCTTCAACGGTGATTTGGGTACGTGGTAACTTGGCGAACTGAGCCGGACTTGTTTTGATCAGATTAAACTCAATGGCTTTCCTAAATAGCATCTGGCCGGTGGTGTGGATGCCGCTGATCGTGTTACTGGCGAACCCTTGTTCTTTCAAATCGATTAACGCCAATTGATACATTTTGCTCGTGATGTCTTTGATTTTGAGATTCGCAAAATAAGGCATCAGCTTGTCCAATTCGTGTTGGCGTACCCGTACCGTGCTTATCTTTACATTTCCGGTGTTTTTGTAAAACGATAGCCATTCTTGGGCAAAATCTTTGAACAGGATATTCGTTTCACTGACATAGGTGCCGTCCTGTATCTCCAGGATAAGGGCGGCTGCCGCAGCCTCTGCTTCGGCTTTTGTTGCAAATCCGCTTTTCGTTTTTTGCTTGCGCTCACCGGTTGCGGGGTCGATCCCGATGTCGATGGTGAAAGACCACTTAGCACCGCAAGTGCATTTTTTCTTACCGCATTTACAGCCGCGGCGGCGGAAGTATCCTTTCAAGGAAATCAGCTCCTTTCATTTGGGTAGGACATCTTAGTAGTCTTGCAATTCTCATTTTGTTAGATACATTTGAACAAAAGCCACCTGCATTATTTTGCGGGTGGCTTTTTATGTTTGGCATGCCGCTGTAGCTTGCCCAGTGAGCGATATGGGCGCGAAAAAAGCCCTTTGCTTCTCAAGGCTTCACCTCCGTACAAGGGGCGTTCTAGGGCATTCTGTGGGCCTTTACGACCTCCGTAATTACGAACCAACTCAATGAAAAAACCTCCGTCGTTATTATTTTAAGGGGCTTAATCGGAAAAAATTATTCTTGCCCTCGTCCCGTTTTGTTCAAGAAGATACAAAAGTCCGCCGCCGTCGATCAATTCAATTGGTTTATCCTTTGAGAATTCGTACGCATCAGGTCCGTAATTACTAGTGGTGACCAATATCCCCTTGTTGGCCCCTTCGTTCATCATGGTTCCGTATAAGTCCCTAACAGCGGATACGCCGACTACATTTTTATAACGCTTGGCTTGAATAACAACCTTACCGCCTATAACCGGCCGTGTGTCAAAGGCAACTGCATCTACTCCCCCATCTTTCGAGGAGCGGGTTAATTTCGTCTCAAGCCCCATGCGGCCAAAAAGGTTGCTTACTAGATTCTCAAATTCAAAGGGATTTAGATCCATAAGGTTGGGTCGAGCATCCAAAGAACTCAGTATATCGCTTTCTTCAACAAACCGTTTATCAACCATGTTAAATTCAACAATCGGTTTAACCGCAAGCAATTCTGCCGGCCGTGGGGAGACTTGGGCTCCTAAGTTTCTTAAGCAGACGAGTTTATCAAGTTTTTCAAGATTCAAATCTAAGAAGGCATCTTTTGTTACTCTAACAGAAACAACGTATCGCACTATATCTTTTCCGGTAGCTGGATCCACCGCTGAAATGTAGCCATTAAAAACCACTAGAAGCAAAGAGTTGCATTGATCAGCTTCGAATACTTCGTGAATCGTACGAAGTGTTACAGCGGCGATCATATCTTGGTATAATTCCGCAATTTCATTATTTTTGCGTTTTTTATCGCTAATCGAATCTTTGGACTTCACATATTTATACTCTTGTTCTGTAGGGATAACTTCTTTAGGTGGTAATTCATATTCGATTAGCAGTTGCTTAGATTCCGGATCGTAAGTCAATCGAAAATTTTGCGGAAATCCATCTGGATACTCAGAACGTTCGAGCACCATTGAGTTGTACGTTACGACAGTATCCTTGTCGTGAGCGAGATAAAGAGCCTCTAATTCGTCGACCTCTTGGTTTCTTTCTTCGGCTTTGATTAAATATTCTTGTTTACTTTTTTCATATTCTTCTTCCAGTTTGGCAAGTTGGCGTTTGCGTTCACTTTCTTCTTGCTCGTATTTATTTAATGCTACTTTATATTGAGCCTCGGCAGCTTTCAGCGATTGTTTATAGCGTTTTTCTGCACCCGGTAAAAGTTTTGCTAAAAAATCAGGGGCGACAACTTTGCTTAAATAATCTTCTAACACTGGAGGATTTAACGACTTGGCCAAGTTAGTTGGTGGCTTAAAAGAGCGATACTTAGTAGACAACCGCAATGACTTAAATGAAATGGTGTCGTCTTTGCTAAGCGTATGGGTTAGTATTTTTTTTAGTTCATCGATATAGTCGTTAAGGGTATCATTCATAATTTCTACTTCGTTTTCACGCGACAGAAGGTAGCGCTGTTTTGCTTCCTTTGTCGAAAGCGCAACTGAACGAGCGCGCTCTTTTTGTAATCTTTTATATTCTCTCTCGAGTCGTTTTTTCTCCGCTTCAGCTTGTCTCGCTTGACGAGCAGCATCTCTAGCCATTGCATCAATTAGACCGATAAATCCTTTTCTTCGTCCCATGACACATCTGCGCCTCCATTCGCGTAGTTAGAATAATAATAAAGTGTTGAAAAAAGTCGTATTATGTCGAAAACTCCTTTAAAAACACAAAACCACCCGCAAGGGTGTTTTTTATTTCGCTATTACAAATTTTTCTGCATCAATTTCTATAGTTGAATGCTGCATATCGATGCCAACGATATAGCCGACTGTTGGTAGGTCGAAGACAATATGTTTGATTTCATGTACAAAAACACGGTACTGCGTTTCTGCGTTAATATTGCCGTTCATCACGAGATGATAATTGCCGCGCCTGCTGACATAAACAAAGGCGTGCACGCTGGCCGGCAGGTTGGCGATGCTTGTCCGGATTCCGTACGCGTTCATAACTTCGTGAAAAGGGATTTGTTCATCAGTTAAGCTGCGAAGTAGTTGTTTGTCAAGGATTGAAACTTGCAACGTCTGCTCCTCCTTGTGCAACGCTCCTTATTTTGCCCGGCGAAGTGCGTTAATTTCATCTTCCGCTTCAATTGAGCGTATGGACAATCTCTCCTTACTTTTATGATTCCTGTGTTTCTTCATCCTCGATGGCTTTGATAACCCTGACAATTTTCTTGATGTCCCCCGGCGACATGGGGCGCACTTGCTTAAAGAGAAGTTGTAGATCATCCCTGGTTCGTAGTTCCTCGAAAAAGCTAAGTAGTTCTTTATCGTCTCCGATAGCTTGTTTAATTACCGTATCAGGGGCGATTCGCCCAAGAAGGAAGTCGGTGGTGACGCTATAGTAATCGGCAAATTGTTTCAGCGTAGCATAGTCAGGGGAGCGGCGGCCAGTTTCGTAACCTGCATAAGTGTCCCTGCTCATATTCAACTCCTTTACTAATTCTTCTTGCGTCTTCCCTGACTCGATGCGCAGCTTTTTCAATTGTTTTGACAACATCTTTTGTCACCTCCACCCCTCACGATTTCTAGTTACACGTTTATTATACGTTGCAAAACGCAACATCGAAACAGGTAAACAAAAACTTTTCAAATCGTCACAAAAAGTGTTGACTGTTGCAAAGTGACACGGTAAAATTGGGTCAGTTGTTGCGAAACGCAACAAAAAGGGGGTGCAAGATGAATAGGACGTGGCTAACCGAATACCGGGGAGAACGCACACACCAACAAGTTGCTGATTTAGCCAATATCGATCGCTCGTATTATACCCAGCTTGAGAGTGGTATTCGTAATCCCAGCGTCGAGACAGCGAAAAAAGTGGCGTCAGCCCTCGGGTTCAATTGGACTCTTTTTTTTGAATCCGATTGTGTCGAAACGAACCAAACGAAAGGGGGGATTTATTGACCACGGCGAGAGTCAAGCGATTGGCCACAATTTAGGTTTGGTGCAAATCGCCATACGGGTACTGAGGCGTAATTCGTTTATACGAGGGGAGGGTGGTTGTATGGCCTACATCCACGCATATATCGACCAGGTGCCGCCAAAGACGCGGGAACGGGTAGATGAATTCTTGGAAAAAGGTTACTCGCTGGTAAAAACCGACGGCTATACCGGAAGCAATAATGAGTATGCGATGTTCGATGTGTACCTGAACAACTTAGCCGCCGGCATGTGCATACTCGTTTCATCGGGAACTGATGATACCCCTGAAGTTAAGCACCTCACGATTTACGACATCGAGGTTTTCGCAAAAGCGTTAGGGATGCTTCGGTAACACAGTCTGATACTGGCTAAGAAAGAAGGTGTACAGATGGCACAAAAAATCGTTCGCCAAGACGATCTTCCTGATGTGCTTACCGCGCAGCACATTGCAAACTTTCTGGGTATATCTCGTCGGCGGGTATACGAATTGCTCAAAATGAGTCCCGGTGTAGGCGGTATACCGAGCTTTGAAATTGGCGCCTCCAAACGGGCTACGAAAGTGGATTTTCTAGCGTGGATAGAGGCTAAGAAGATACAAAGCGCCGGGGCCTAGTAGCCCCGGTTGTCACAGTGGACAAGTAGTGCAAACCAGCATCAGGGTGCGACTGGTGCAAGTGACGTGCAAGCCAGCCACCGGCGTTAGGGGCGAAGGTTAATGTTGGAGGTGGGACAAGATGACAGAACAAAAAGAGGCCGCTCCGGAAGTGCAAGTTCCAGAGCAGCCAAAGGTTCGTAAGTACTGCCCGGACATCAATAAAGTCGAGCCGTGCGTGAACGAAATTCTTGGGTTAATCGAAAAATACGGTTTGTCCATAGATGAGGTAACGGATTGCCTGAGGGTCGTCGAGGATGTTGCGAGGATGTCGCCGATAAAAAAGGTCATTGGTCCCGTGGAACTGTTGCTGGAGGGTAGCCGGGAGGTCTCCTGGGAAATCAAGCAAGAAGCTTCGACAAGGCCAAGTTTACTAGACCAACTGCGGAATTCTCCAGAACGTTAATCCCGGAGTTCACAATCCGGCTCATGAATTCGCTAAAACGAGTTTCTTTGTCCTGAGAGTCTACAGATGAACCCAGTCGAGAGAATTCAACGATGTCGCATCCTTCGGCGGTCAGTTTAATGCCGAAAATTCTCTGCTGCATGCCCCAGTCAACGGACAACAACCCTTTGTCCTCAAGGTAACGAAGGTTGAAAATTATCGAGGTATCCGCCAATCCTTCGGCTTTGAAGCTATCCAACAATTTTTCGGATATGTTGACCTTAAGTCGGCCTGACGCAACAGCCTGATCATACAGGTCTTCAAGTATCGCATAGCGGATTTCGATTTGATTCATTTTGACACACCCCCTTCCTCGTCGAGTGATTGGTTGAGCAACTACCATTTCGACAAGGGATGTGGCATTCCTTGTAAATAAAAAGCGGAAGGTGGTGATGGCATCAGACGAATGATTGCGGTTACAGGTATGGCGGCAGCGCTGCTTACGCCGACGCCGTTGAGTTGGGAGTCCATCGTCGTTGTTACCGGTCCACCGGTGGCGGCAAGTTGTACACTGCCCAATGGCGTACAGGTGCAGTTCGGGGCATCAATCACGGACAGATCGGAGTTGGACAAGTTACCGGGTGACCGATACGACTACAATCATTGATAAGGGTGCCAAAGGGGTGAAGGACCTATGTATTTTGCCAGCGAGTGTTTCTCGTGGAAATGCCCGAAGTGCAATCATCGCAACGAGATGGAAGCGGATGATGAAGGCGACTATGAAGTTATTGAAACATGCGAAAAGTGCGGTGCAAAAGTGCAAGTTTCCTATCATGTTTCGGTATCAGTGGATATTGATGTTGACCCACCGGTGCTTATGGAAGATGACGGGGAAGAAATGGACCTGGCGATGACGGAGTATTTGCGGGATGTGCCGGGACAGATGGGGTTATTCGGGGAGGTGGTTGTATAAAGCGGATTTTTGCGGTTGCCGGCGTGGCAACGACACTGCTGATGCCGACGCCGGCAACGATGGAGTATCGGACGGTGTTTGAACCACCGAAACCGGCAAGTTGCACGCTGCCGAATGGTGTCGTGGTGCAGTTCGGGGCGACGGTACCGGAGTTTGTCAGTGAAACGGACAAGCTGCCGGGTGACTACCACAATACTGCGGAATTGATGACCGTTACGGCTTACACGAACCGGGATCATGGGATGACCGGGCATGGCATCACGGCATCCGGCGAGAGGGCAACCGTAGGGCGCACGGTGGCGGCAGGGCCAGCGGTGCCAATGGGGGCAACGGTGGAGATTGGCGGCGTGAGGTACGAGGTAGAGGACCGCGGCGGGGCGATTGATGATGGCGACATTGACCTGTTGGTGGCGAGCCGCCGAGAGGCGCTTGAGTTTGGGCGGCGGATGGAGCCGGTGACTGTTAAATATGTGGAGGAATGAAAAGTGATTAAAGCAGCTAATTTCAAGGCGACAATCAGCAAAGGCGAGCCGATGCCCTGCATCTGTGCAATTTGTTCATCGATTCGCGCTTGCAACAAAAGCGAGCGCAACACTGAAAACCCGGAGGCAAACTCCTGTTTCGTGAAAAGGGAGCATCCACACGAGTATCAACCCTTTACAAATTCCAGACGCAAGGTGCTTTGTGTTTGTAAAAACTTCTCCCATGTCCGGTCAGCGGTGTATCGGTAAAGTGATATTCCACGTGGAATTGAGGTGTGATCGTATTGTGGGCAACAAAAAGCGGCGAAAGCCTAGCAAGCCATCTGGCCGCAAGTCTCAAAGAGTGGTGGCGTCAAAAGAAAGCGGATCGCGAACTGCGCTGGTACCGCCGCCAAATGATCAAGCGAAAAGCGCGATGGAAAGCGTTGGCGCACGAGCCGACGGACGAATAGCAGGTATTTATGCCTGGTACCGGAGGTGGTGCGCTTGCGTTTGATCCGCTGGATTGTGCTGTGGCTAGGTAGCTTCGGTGAAGGGAGGTGAGGAGAGTGGATAAATACTGCCCATTTATGATGTCGAGCGCCATTGCTCATCAGGATGCAAGAGTAATCACTTTGTGTTATGACGCTTGCGCCTGGTACATGCCAGAGCAAGGACGGTGCGCGATTGCAGTGATTGCCCAAGGCATCGGCAACGTAGCGCAAGATGTAGCCGAAGCGACTGATGCGATTAAGTCGGAAATCACGGAATAAAAAAGACCGCTCGAAAGCGGCCAAAAGAAAAACATATGCGAGTCAAGTATAACACAGAAAGAGTGGGGTTTATGAGTAGTTATGTGGTCAAAGACCCGGCGATGTTGGCAGAGAAGCTGGACGAGTTTCTCGGTGTGTTGACCAAGTGTTATTGCGTGGAAGAATTCATTGATAAAAGCATCCCTTGCGATGCAAGAGATTGCAAGAAGTGCTTCCAGGAGCATTTTTTCGACAGCATCGGCATTGCCTGCGAAGAAGACAAACCTGTGTCAATGACCGTCGAAGGCAACGTAATCACGGAGGGGCGCCAGCCAAAAGAGTGCGGGTGCGACGAAGAATGTGACCACGAAAACGGTAATTGCGCTTGTGGATCGCCTAGGTGGGCGCAGGGCGGACGATGGTAATGCCGTCAAAAGTCAAAGACCAACCCGCTTTTATCGATGCCTTCGACCAGCTCCTTCGCAAAGCCCTAGACACGGGCATAGCAGAACAAATCGTAGAGTCCTGGTACTGTCCTCCGGGCTGTACCGGCTACAAAAAAAATGAGGAGGAACCAATCTTGCAAATCCAAGTTAACGTCAATATTGATGCTCCTGCGCTAGCTGCCGCCATTCAAGCTCTGGCCAATGCAATCGGTCAACCAGGTACACTCCCCTCGCCAGCGCAAGCGCAAACAGCGGCAACCAAAACTGTACAACCACCTGCCGGTTGGCCGACACAAGTAGCCCAAGCCCCAGCATCTTCACCGGTTGAAATGGGAATGGGCGTAGGCTTGGAGATACCTTTCCCGGCAACTACGCAACCTATGCAACTTGTCGCAACGGCACCTGTGCAATCCGCTCCCGTTGCCCCTGTAGCGTCTCCAGCGCCGGCACAGGTACCAATACCGCAAGCACCAATGCAAACGCCGCAAGCAGCATCGCAATCGGCGCCTATGGCTCATCCGACATCTATGCCGCAACCAGCACCGGTACCAACATCAACACCGTCATACACCATGGATCATCTTGCCGTGGCCGGTACCCAACTGGTTGATGCAGGACGGCAACCGGAGCTCATATCGCTGCTCAATCGATTTGGTGTGCAAGCGCTAACCCAACTTCCTAAGGAGCGGTATGGCGAGTTTGCAACCGCATTACGGACATTGGGGGCGAAGATATGACATCTGCTCCAACTACAGTTGCCTCGCAACCTGCCCACGCTCTCCTATCGGCCAGCAGTAGCCATCGATGGCTGCACTGTACGCCTTCGGCCAGGCTGGAGCAGCAATTCCCGGACAGCACCAGCACGTTCGCTGCCGAGGGCAGTTTAGCCCACGAGATCGCAGAATTAAAACTGCGAAAGAAATTCGTTGAGCCGATAGGGCCGCGCACCTTTTCGAACCGGCTCAAAAAGCTCCAGGAGAATCCCCTATACCAGTCTGAAATGCTTAAACATACCGACACCTATGTGGACTACATTTCAGGCATCGTCCATAGCTTCGTCCAGCCTCCATACGTGGCCGTTGAAAAACGTATCGATTACAGCGCTTATGTACCTGAAGGCTTTGGCACAAGCGATTGCATCATCATCGGGGGTAATGTGATGCACGTGATTGACCTGAAATACGGCACAGGTGTTCCGGTCAGCGCTCAACAAAACACCCAAATGATGCTCTACGCACTGGGCGCGCTAGGGGCCTATGGATTTCTGTACCCAATCGAAACCGTGAAGATTGCGATTGTCCAGCCCAGACGGGACAGCATCGGTGAGTGGGAGATCAGTGTCGCGGACTTGCTGGCCTGGGGAGAAAGCATCAAACCGATTGCGGCTAAAGCGTTTGCCGGAGAGGGCGAATATATACCTGGTAGCCACTGCAAATTCTGCCGGGCTAAAGCGCAATGCCGAGCGAGGGCCGAGTATAACTTACAGCTTGATGGTTTTGAGAAGAAGATGCCGCCACTAATCACCAATGATGAAGTGGGCGCCATACTTGCCAAAGCACAGGACTTGGCCAAATGGGCGGAAGATCTTAAAGAATACGCATTAGCCGAATGCCTCAAAGGCAACGAGATCCCCGGATGGAAAGCGGTTGAGGGACGAGGCCATCGAGCTTTTGTAGATATAGATGCCGCTTTTGCGACTGTGAAACAGGCTGGATATGACGAAGCCATGTTGTACGAACGCAAACCTTTGAGTGTCAAAGGTGTCGAAGACCTGTTGGGTAAAGCCAAGTTTAAGGAACTGCTAAATGGTTACGTCAATACGCCACCCGGAAAACCTGCGTTGGCCCCTGTGAGTGATAAACGGTCAGCGGTCACTCTTAAATCCAATGCCGCTGAGGACTTTAGCTAAGGAGTTGGACTGGATGAAGCCCCATGAAGTTATCGAGAAACTGAAAGCAAAGGGAATACGAATCAGTCGGGCTACGTTGAGCAACTGGGAAAAGTGGGGGCTAATCCCCGCATCGACACCCATTAACGGTCGAGACGTCGCGTACCCAAGAGAAGCAGTTGCTCATGCTTATGCTTCATGGGCATTGCTTCACGGCAATCCATTCCCCGGCGTTAGTTTTACCCCAGAGAAAGTTGCTCAAATACGCATGAACGCACTGACTGGTACCAACGAAGAGATAACTTTTTTTAACGGTGATCCCGTTAAGTTGGTTGATAAAGCATTCTCGGCGTATTGGGATAAAACCAAAGAGATAAATGATTTTGAGTGAAAGAGGTAATGCGAAAATGGTAAATCAAGATGTACTGCGTGTTATTACCGGCGAAGTTCGGTTGTCCTATGTCCATGCGTTCAAACCCTATGCCAAACAACCCAACCAAGAGCCAAAGTTTAGCGTAACAATTCTGGTGCCTAAGACGGATGTTGCGACGAAACAGAAGATCGACGCTGCCGTTCAAGCGGCCATCCAAGAAGGCGTAAGCAGTAAATGGAACGGTGTACGGCCTCCGGTGATCGCTATTCCAGTTCACGACGGTGACGGTGCCCGCCCATCGGACGGTATGCCGTTCGGTGACGAGTGCAAAGGACACTGGGTGTTTACTGCATCGAGCAAGGAGCAGCCGCAGGTGGTCGACGCATATGTTCAGCCCATCCTGAATCAGTCCGAAGTGTATTCCGGTATCTATGGCCGTGTGTCCGTGAGATTCTTCCCGTACAACCAAAACGGTAAAAAAGGCGTTGGGTGCGGACTCGGCAACATCCAAAAGCTACGTGATGGAGATCCGCTGAGCGGCCGGACGTCTGCATCCTCCGACTTTGGCGAATTCGGAACACCACCGCAGCAACCGGCATGGGGCTTCCCGCAACAACCACCGCAACCCGCTGCGCCAGCGTATCCCCAACAACCCGCCTATCCACAAGCGCCACAAGGTTACGGCCAGCCGCAATATCAACCTCCCGCACCCCAAGGCTATGCCCCTCCGCAGTACCCGCAGGCAGCGCCGCCGGCACCACAACAACAAACGGCACAGCAGCAGATTGACCCGATTACGGGAGCGCCCGTTGTACCGGGTGGTGTGTACGGGGTAGATACGCTGCCGTTCTAAGTCTAAGACAAGCAAAAAGGGGGCTCGATTGAGCCCCTTTTTTAACAGAACGAGGTGGTCTTGTGGGCGCGGTGAAGCATTTAAGCATCGACATAGAGACGTTTTCCAGTGTTGATATAACAAAAGCAGGTCTTTACAAATATGTGCAAAGTCCGGACTTTGAAATTCTACTTTTTGCGTATAGCTGGGATTTTGGAGACGTCCAACTTGTAGATCTGGCGCAGGGGGAGCGATTACCCCAAGAGGTTGTTTTTGCGCTGGCCGATCCGAACGTCATCAAACATGCGTATAACGCCAGCTTTGAATGGTACTGCATCAACAAGTTTTACTATTCACCGTTGCCTCAATGGCGATGCACAATGCTGCATGGATTGTACTGCGGCTACACTGCCGGGCTGGCGGCTACGGCCGTGGCGCTCGGATTGCCAGAGGACAAGAGGAAAATGAGTATTGGTTCTGCACTAATTCGAACGTTCTGCGTGCCAAAGAAGGCGAAGCCGAAAACACAAACTACTGCGTTATTCCCGCAGGACCCACTTCCTAACCGAACCATGCCGCATCACGAGCCTGAAAAGTGGCAGTTATTCAGGTCCTACTGCAAACAGGACGTTGTGACCGAAATGGAGATCGAAAAGCGACTGTCCGCTTTTCCCATACCCGAGAGGGAGCAACATCTGTGGGTAATCGACCAGCAAATCAACGCCTTCGGTGTAGCTGTCGATATGAGCCTGGTGGACGGAGCCTTGCAGTGTGACGAAATCATAACGGCCGAGCTGATGGGTGAGGCCGTGCGGTTGTCCGGATTGGACAACCCGAAATCCGTAAAACAATTAACCAAATGGCTGACCATGGAGTTGGGGGAAGAGGTTGCCAACCTAAAAAAAGAGACGGTCAAGTCCATGCTCAATAACACAGACGATGGGGCGGCAAAGCGGATGTTGGAAATCAGACAAGAGCTGTCAAAGACATCTACCAAGAAATACGTGGTCATGAAAGAGGCCGCATGTGAGGATGGTCGGATCCGTGGATTACTCCAATTCTATGGGGCCAACCGAACGGGTCGGTGGTCGAGCAGGATGGTGCAGGTTCAGAACTTACCCCGCAATTACATGAAGACGTTAACCCATGCTAGAGATTGCGTGAAAGCCGGAAAAGTAGACGCGCTGAAACTGATTTACGGAAACATACCTGATACGTTGTCACAACTCATTCGAACGGCTTTCGTCCCGGCACCCGGTCACGTGTTCCTTGTGGCCGACTTCGCAGCGATCGAAGCGCGGATTATCGCTTGGCTCGCCGGCGAACAATGGCGCCTTGAAGTCTTCGCAACGCATGGAAAGATCTACGAGGCCAGCGCTTCACAGATGTTCGGCGTGGCCATCGAGTTGATCACAAAAGGGAACCCGGAATACGAACTGCGCCAGAAAGGAAAAGTGGCAGAGCTGGCTCTTGGCTATCAAGGTGGACCTGTCGCGCTGATATCTATGGGAGCCTTGACTATGGGGCTCACTGAAGAAGAATTACCGGACATCGTTAAGCGGTGGCGAGCGACGAACCGGCGTATCGTTGACCTGTGGTTTTCGCTGGAGAATGCGGCCCTGGAGGTCATGCGGACCGGTCAGCCGGTTGGGGTGAAGGGGATGCTCCTGGCCCGAGAGGGCGACTATCAAAACGGGCAGGACTTCTTTACCATCACCCTGCCAAGTCGCCGCAAGTTGTTTTATACCCGGCCGTTCCTTCACGAAAACGACTTTGGAAAAGAGGCGCTACACTACCACGGCATCAACCAGAAAACGAAAAAGTGGGATCGGATATCCACATATGGCGGAAAACTTGTGGAAAACGTGGTGCAAGCCATTGCGCGTGACTGTCTCGCAGAGAGTTTGATCCGGTTGCACTACGCTGGGTATAAAACCGCGATGCACATCCATGATGAGGTTGTTCTGGACGTGCCAGCAGAACGCGCAAACCTGGATGAAGTATGCGGTATCATGGGGCAACCCATCGAATGGGCACCAGGCCTGGTATTGAAGGCCGATGGCTTTGAAACGAGCTTCTATAAAAAAGATTAGGAGGATGGTGCAATGAAACTTAAGACTATCGACGGAACTGCGCTAACGAACGAACAACGCATCATGATCTATGACGATGTGCGACAAGGAATCGAGAGTGGCGATATCAAGGTCTATCAAGCTCATTCGGTGATTATTTGGACGGATGAGCAAGGATTGGCGTGGCAGGTCAAAGGCGAAACGCCCATTGAGCGGATTCGCCGGATAACCGGCTACTTAAGCAAAGTGGACAATTTCAACGGCGCGAAAAAGGCTGAACTGGAGCATCGAGTCGCGCATTGCGATTGTTAGCATCGAAGCAATTGGATGTGAGTTGGCCCAGATAAGAAGGTGGCGGCCAAGGTAAGGGCTTTGGCCGCTAATAAAAAGAGCGGGGGATTGGCGCGAATGAAAAAATGCCAAGACTGCCCACATGCGCGGGGCGAAAACAAAGACCATCCTAATCCCGCGAGTTTGGCGTGCCTCTACTGTAACGTGATGAGTGAAAATGCCAAGGAGGAATAAAGAAGATGCTTCATGATGCCATCAAAAAAATACAATCAGAGATGCAGAAAAACAGCAATCACCCCTATGTGCAAGTGATTGGCACTTTCCTGCATCAGTACCTTGAAACAAATCCTGCGGCTGCCGAACGTATTATGGCCGCTGACAAGACCATCATTAAGAGCCTGGATGCCATGCGAAAAGAAGCTGAGAAAAAGAAAGTGGGCAGTTGTGCCGTCCTGACCGATGCCGAGGGGTTTGGTATCGTGCTGAGCTATTTCGGCATCGATGGGGTGGTGCCGACTGCAACGCCGATAAGCCAGCCGGTACCGGCGCCACAGCCGCAACCGATGCCCAAGGCCAAGCCGGCAGCAGTCGACTTCGATGTCAATCTCGATGATTTACTGAGGTGATGGGCTATGGATTTTGAAGATCTAAAAGTACACATACCCCAATCACTTAGTGACGAGATGATCGAATATGCCGAGAACGTTGCACTCCTGCATAGCCGCTATCTCTTCGTCACACGGCGCGGTAAAAGACAGCATTGCTACTGCACGCACTGCAACGGGATGTTTGAAACACAAGGGCTGAATGTTGGCAAGCAAGCACATTGCGAGAAATGTAATAGCCTATGTTACGTTAAGTCGGCCGCTCGGGGGCGAAACAAAATGGTCGATGAAGTGTATTTTGTCTACTACGCAAAGTCGGTCATTGACCCTAAAGCCATTGTGGCCACGGGAATCTACGCCGTCAGAGATTACCGGTTTAGCTACCGAAACGTCAAAACGCATTTTGAACTTGTGGCTATGTACCTGTTTATCCCGAGGGAAGGCAGCTATATGTGGCGGCGGATCGCGTATCAATCCATGGCGGAAGGATTTGTATACGTTGGAGAATGGACGCCATGTGCCACGACATACTCGATGGGCGTGCTCATGAAAAAAGCGCGGGAGTTTGTTTCGCATGAAAGTATTAAGCAGGCGGTACAAGACACTCCGTTTGCTTGGTCAGGATGGGATCAATACGATTATCGTCGTGATAGCGACATGGTGGCGTTTTTTGGCTTATATGCAAGATACCCGTGTGTTGAGTATCTCGTGAAGCTTGGATTTGACAATATTGTAGGTGGGAAGTTAGCAGGTGAACGAAATTATAAAACCATCAACTGGCAAGGAAAAACGCTGTTTGATGTGCTTAGAATTACCAAGAAAGAACTAAATGAGATAAAGCGCAAAAACATTACGTTGGATTTTGAACTGCTTAAAATACTTCAAATGTCATTGAAAGACAGGTCTAATTTTTCGTTGGAAGAAGCAATGGCATTTTGCAAAGATTTTAACTATAGCATAGGAACACTTGAAAAACTAAATAAATATGCACATTTGCGAAGAATCAGCAACTACCTGAAAAATCAAAAGCATAAAAATCATTTTGTGACTGTATCCGGTGCGCTGACTACATGGAGGGACTATCTGAATGATTGTGAAATCATGCAAATGGACCTTAGTGATGAAAGTGTGGTATTCCCACGTAACTTGTATCAAGCTCACCAAAACACCATAAAGCAAGTAAAGATAAAAGCGGATGAAAAGTTGAATCAACAGATCCGTGATCGGCTAAAAAGTTTGAATCGGTACTGCTTCGAGTTTGGGGGCCTGATGATTCGGCCAGTGGAGAGCACCGAAGAACTAATCGCCGAAGGAAAGACACTCCATCACTGCGTAGGCACCTACGGCAATCGGTATGCCGAAGGCAAAACGGATATCTTGGTGATTCGACGCATCGAAGAACCGGACAAGCCATACTTCACGGTTGAAATCACAGATGGGCACGTACGCCAGGTCCATGGGGCGAAGAACTGCAACCCAACGGAGGATGTGCAAGCCTTCATGGCCGAATTCACCAAGCAGAAGTTAAAGCCCAAAGAACGGGAGGGTAAAGTGGCATGAGTGAACTGGCGAGAACACCGGAACTGATTGCTGCCGAGATCAATCTCATCAAACACGAAACTCGGCGAACAATCCTGGTCAACAGCGTCGAGATTGGCAAACGGCTGCACGAGGTCAAGAGCTTGGTACCTCATGGCGAGTGGGGTAAGTGGTTGGAAAGCAATGTCGATTATTCACAAAGCACAGCCAATAATTTAATGCGCATCTCTGAGGAATACGCGCCAATGCTTACCCGATCAAATTCCCAAGCGCTTGAGAATTTGAGCTATACGCAAGCGGTAGCCCTGCTGGCGTTACCGAGCGAAGAACGGGAACAGTTTGTCACTGAGAACAATGTGAAAGGCAAGTCAACCCGGGAATTGAACAAGCTTCTAAAGGAAAAACAGCAGCTCGAACAGATGCTCGAACAAGCACAGAAAGAGCTTGAATCGGAACGAAGCGCGTTGAAGACTGTCTCAGAGAGTTATGATCGGCTGGAAAAGGCCAACACGAAGCACTACGAAGAAGCGAAAAAGCTGAAAGAGCAGCTTAAAGAAGCAAAGAAATCGGGCAACAGCGATGAAGTTGATCGTTTACAACGGGAAATAGCGGCCAAGAATCAAGAGCTTCAATCAACCACTGCACGTATCAAATCCCTTGAACAGGAACTCATGGAAAAGCCCCTCGAGGTATCAGCCGTTGTTGAGAAAGTACCGGAAGCCGTGGAAAAAGAGCTTCAGGAACTACGACAGGGCGCTGCCGTTACAAAGTACAAGCTACAATTTGAGGGCCTTGTCAGTGGATTTAAGGGCTTACTGGGTGCCCTGGCCGAAATCAAAGAGACCGATCCTGCGTCGCATGAACGGTATAAGAACGCCGTAGCCGGCTTAATCAACAAGATGTCGCAGGCGTTGTAACGCTGAAAACAGGAGTGATCAAAGTGCTCCTTCATGATAGACAGATAACCATATCGGCAGCCGGGAGTCGCAAAGCCTTATCCTGGCCGGCACAGACGCTCCAATGGTCCGAGCTTGTGGAGCGCTTAAAAGTACCTGTTCGCGGGACGGAAACGCTAAGCGAATATTTACGTTTGCCCAAGACACAGCAAGATGACCTAAAGGACGTGGGCGGGTTTGTCGGCGGTGCCTTAGCCGGGCATCGCCGGAAAGCCTCCAACGTTACCGGCCGCGATGTGATCTCGTTGGACCTTGATAATATCCCACCAGGCGGAACGCAGGATGTCCTGCGTCGCCTGGACGGCCTGGGCTGTGCATACGCGGTCTATTCCACACGCAAACACGAAGAAGCGAAACCAAGGCTTCGTGTGCTCATTCCGACGAATCGAACCGCAACGGCAGACGAGTATGAACCGGCAGCAAGAAAGTTGGCCAGCCTGATCGGCATGGAACTCTGTGACCCGTCTACGTTCGAAGCGTCACGGCTCATGTACTGGCCGAGTTGCAGCGCAGACAGCGTTTACGTCTACACCTATGGGGATAAGCCGTTCCTTGATGCTGACGGGCTGTTAACGCTCTACCGCAATTGGCGGGATGTGAATGAATGGCCGCAGGTACCCGGCACACCGCAAGCCCACGTAAGATTGGCGGCCAAGCAAGGCAACCCTACCGAGAAGAACGGTGTTGTGGGTGCATTCTGCAAGACCTATGACGTGTATGCAGCCATGGACAAGTTTCTGCCTGGGGAATATGTGGCCTGCGATGACCAGTCAGGCCGGTACACCTACATTGGCGGCAGCACCACAGGCGGGGCAATCATTTACGATAACGGACAGTTCTTATACAGCCACCACGCCACCGATCCCGCCGGAGGCAAGTTAGTCAACGCCTTTGATATGGTCCGACTGCACCTGTTTGGCGAGAAAGACGATGAATCTAAACCGGATACGCCGGCGAATAAACTACCATCATACGTCGCGATGTGCCAATTGGCCGTCAGCGACCCCAACGTGTCCACACTCTTAAATCAAGAGCGGTATGCGAAGGCAACCCAAGAGTTTGCATCGGCGCCGGATGATAACGTCAACTGGATGGCCAAGCTGGCGAAGTCAGCTACTACGGGTAATCCGATCAAAAACAGTCAGAACGTGCTGATCTTGCTGGAGCATGACCCGCTTATCCGGAAGCGGATCTACATGGATACGTTCGCCAACTCCATCATGGGCGCCGGGCCGTTGCCGTGGGCACCGAGAGACGCGGAACAGTCAATCTTCCGCTGGACGGACGATGACGACGCGGGGTTACGTATCTACATCGAAAAAATCCTAGGGTTCCGTTCGAAGGAAATCATTAGCGATGCCTTGATCCAGTGCGCCGCACAGAACCGAATTAACCCGGTAGTGGATTACCTGGCATCGCTAGCTTGGGACGGCATTAAGCGCCTGGACACGCTTTATATCGACTATCTGGGGGCCGCGGATACCGCCTACATACGCGCCGTGACCCGTAAGTCCCACGTGGCCGCCGTCGCCCGGGCCATGAATCCAGGCGTCAAGTACGACACGATGCCGGTTCTGACGGGTGCCCAAGGCCTAGGGAAAACAACATTAATTCAAAAGTTGGGCAGGGATTGGTTCTCCAACAGCATTGAATCGTTTGAGGGCAAAGAAGCAGCGGAGCTGCTGCAGAACGTGTGGATCGTGGAAGTCGGTGAAATGAGTGCCTACAATCGTTCGGATTTGCAGGTGATCAAGGGGTTCCTAAGCCGCTGTGATGACCAGTACCGGGCCGCCTACGCTAAGAAAACAGATAAACACCCAAGGCGATGCGTTTTTTTCGGGACGTCCAATCGTGATGATTACCTGCGTGATTCGACCGGTGGCCGACGCTTTTGGCCTGTGGACGTGGGTGTTACGGCACCCGTGAAGAACGTATTCACGGATTTAGATGGGGAGATTGACCAGCTATGGGCGGAAGCCGTGACGTATTGGCGGCTGGGTGAGCCCCTGTTTTTATCGGGAGAGCTTGAAAAAGAGGCGAAACGGCAGCAAGAAAATCATGCAGAGACGGATCCGCGGGAGGGCATGATTCAAGAATTTGTGGAGCGCCGCGTTCCGGACGGATGGGAGAAGCGAACGATCGCGGAAAGAAAACTGTACTGGTCCGGTGAGTTTGGCCGAGTAGACGCGGTGAACGTGAAGGACCGCGATCGGATTTGCGCGATGGAAATCTGGTGTGAATGCTTGGGCGGTGAAGTGAAGCACATGAAACGGAGTGAAACCTTAAGCATCAATGCAGTGCTGGATAAGTTGCCGGGGTGGAAAAAATGTAGCGATGCGTATCGCTTCGGGCCGTACGGACGGGTGAAGGGCGGGTATGTTAAAGCTTGAAAACTGTTCACTTTGATTGTCCACTTTCACCCGTTTTGTTCACTTACTAGTTTTTTCCTTTGTTCACCTTGTTCACCGTGAAAAACTATAAAGTGAACAGGCAAGGTGAACGCGTAAAACCGCATAAATCAAAGCTTCCTATTATGTTGTTCACTTTGTTCACCTTAAATATATATAAATATATAAATAGATAGATAGACAGTAGTATATACGCCTGACACGCCTGATCGTGTATACACGTACGTGCGCGAGGGTGACAAGGTAGACAGAGGCTGTTCGCAAGAAGAAAGGAATGACCACCGTGAGTGAAAAATCAACAGAAGCCTACCTGCGCGATCGGGCCAAAGCGATGGGCGGCATTGCGTATAAGTTTGTCAGTCCCGGCAACAATGGGGTGCCAGACAGAATCGTACTGTTACCCGGCGGCCGGATAGCGTTTGTGGAATTAAAATCGCCGGGCAAAAAATCGACGGTACTACAGCAAAAGCAGCAGAACCGGATTCGGCAACTAGGGCACAAGGTATGGACGGATATTGACAGCAAGGCAAAGGTTGATGACCTGCTGTCGGATTTACAAAGGGATGATGAGCAGTGACAGTTCGGGCGCCAAAAAAGTTTGTGCCAAGACCGTATCAAAGCTACTGCATTAACCGACTATTGGCCGGCGCTGAAATGATGCTGCTACTGGATATGGGCTTAGGCAAAACCGTGATTACACAAACCGTTGTCAACGACTTGAAGTTTAACCGGTTCGCCATTTCGAAATGCTTAGTGTTAGCACCCAAGAAGGTGGCCGATGACACGTGGGCCCGGGAGCAAAGCACATGGGAACATCTGAAATTGCTTCGGGTGATCAAAGTACTGGGTACCGAGAAGCAACGGATACGGGCGCTGAACACCCCTGGCGATATCTACGTCATCAACCACGAAAACACACAGTGGATCGTTGATTACTACCGGAATGCCTGGCCGTTCGATATGGTGGTCATCGACGAAATCAGCCGGTATAAAAATCACATGGCGAAACGGTTTAAGGCCATGACCTGGATTCGTAAGCACGTAAGCCGGTTTGTTGGATTGACCGGTACACCCACACCGAAAAGCCTTCTTGACTTGTGGGCGCAGATGTACCTGGTGGACGCTGGCAAGCGGCTGGGCAAGGTGTACGGGGGATTCCGGGAACGATTTTTTGAACCGGACCAACGGGACCGAGACCACGTTTTTTCGTACGCACCCAAGCCCGGTGCGGAGGAACAGATTTACGAGAAGATCAGCGACATCTGTATCAGCATGAACGCTGCCGATTATCTGGACTTACCGGGAGCCTTACCAGTGACCGTGCCGGTCATCCTGGATACAAAAGCAAAAGCGGCCTACAGCAAGCTGGAAAAAGAGATGCTGCTTCAAGTGGACGGGACAACGATTGACGCCGGATCTGCCGCCGTACTGACCAACAAACTTTTGCAACTGTGCAATGGCGCGGTGTACGACGAAAACCGCAATACCGTGGAGATTCATCACTGCAAGGTCGAGGCGTTCATGGAACTGGTAGAAACGCTGAACGGGAAACCGGCATTGGTCTTTTATTCGTTTCAGCATGACGTCGCAAGGATCAAGCAGGCACTGAGTAAAACAGGATTGCACGTCCGGGAGATTAAGACTACGAAAGACATCGATGACTGGAACGACAAAAAGATTGATATCGGCTTGCTGCATCCGGCCAGCGGCGGCCACGGGCTGAACCTCCAGTTTGGAGGCAATCACGCCATCTGGTTCGGGCTTCCCTGGTCACTGGAATTGTACCAGCAGGCTAATAAGCGATTGGACAGGCCTGGACAAACCGAAAAGGTCATCATTCACCACTTGATCGTCGAGGGAGGCGTGGATGAGGATGTGATGGAGGCACTGGCTGACAAGAGCAACACGCAGAATCGGTTATTAACAGCATTAAAAGCAAGAATCGAGCGAGCCAAGGAGTGAGACCGTGACTAAACAGCAACTCCAAGAATATTACTGGCTACGGAAGAACATTCATCGGCTTGAGCGCCGAATCGGAGAGTTGAAGACCGTAGCGGAACGACAGACGTCACAGACCAGCAAAGACCAAGAGCGCCGAGCTTCGGGAGGCGCATCAGACCGAGTAGGCAATGCGGTAGCAGAATATGTGAGCATTGAAGCTGAATTACAGAGCAAAATACAAAGCTTGCATACGGACACAGTAGCCATCGAAAAGGCCATCGCCGTTTTACCTTCAAGAGAGCAATATCTAATCCGCATAAGGTACATAGACCTGATGACCTGGAAACAGATCGCTGCGGACATGGAGTGCAGTTGGCCGCATGTGCACCGGATACACAGCAATGCTTTGAAGCTGTTAGCCGAAAATGATACTAAATGATACACAATGATACTTTTTGAGACACTTTTATGTGATATTATGGTAGCAAGTAAAGCCCTGCATTGATGCGGGGCTTTTGTTTTTCAGTTGGTCGGGTGTAGGGCAAATTCTCAAGCGCTTGGGAATTTGAAATAGGTGAGTATATGGGTGTAGTTGCATTGCACCGATGGGAAGTCCACGAATTCTCTTGGGGTGTGGCCGTCAAAGAACAACGAACCGGGCGATGGTCAAGGATATTCTTGAAGCCAAGCGGCCAAGAGATTGATGTGTCACACTTGAACGTGAGACTGCATCAAAACGGCATTGAGTTTTTATAAAGCGTCAGCAGAGGCAGGTGATGTGAAGTGGCACTAACCGATAAGCAAGCCCGGTTTGTCGAAGAGTACTTGATCGACCTTAACGCTACCCAAGCGGCCATTCGAGCAGGTTACAGCGTAAAGACAGCTAATGAGCAAGGAAGTAGATTGTTGGCAAATGTTAGTGTCCGCGCGCGCATAGATGAACGCATGGCTGAGTTGTCCCGGCGAACTGGCGTCAACCAAGAGCGCGTCATTCGCGAGTTAGCACGGATTGCTTTTGTGAATGCCGCGGGCGTTATCAACTTTGACGATGCTACGTTACTACCAACGGCCACGGACGATGACACAGCGGCCATCATTGGCGTCAAGGTGAAGACGATCCCGACGCCCGACGGCAATGCGGTGGAGCGTGAAATTAAATTCGCTGACAAACAAAAAGCGCTGGAGCTCCTTGGCAAGCGCTACGGCATGTGGGTAGACCGGCAACAAGTCGAAGGTGCTGTTGGCGTCCAGATCATCGACGACATCGGCGGTGACGGAGATGCAGAAGGTTAGGCTATCCCGTATCGTTACCCCGCACTTTCAGACGTTCTGGAAAGCGGCCAACTCCCGCCGGTATCTTCGCCACGTCCTGAAGGGCGGCCGCGGATCGGCGAAGTCCACGCATATCGGCATTCGCTTGATCACCGACATGATGCGCTATCCTGTGACGGCCGTATGTATTCGCCGCGTGGCCAACACGCTGGCTGAGTCGGTCTTTGAGCAGCTTAAAGAGGCCATCGAGATACTCGGGGTAGGCGAGTATTGGCGAGTCGTGAAAAACCCCTTACAGCTCATCTACAAGCCACGAGGGAACAAGATAATCTTCCGTGGTGCCGATGACGCCAACAAGATCAAGTCCATCAAAATGGCCAAGTTCCCCATTGCGATCATGTGGATTGAGGAATTGGCCGAGTTCAAAACTGAAGACGAAGTCTCCACCATCGAAAATTCCGTGTTGCGTGCCGAGTTGCCCGATGGTCTTTTTTATGCCTTTTACTACTCCTACAACCCGCCGAAGCGAAAACAAAGCTGGGTGAACAAGAAGTATGAGACCCAGTTCGTCCCGGTCAACACCTTTGTCCATCACTCGACCTATCTGGACAACCCCCATATCTCCAAAGCCTTCGTTGAAGAAGCGGAGGACGTAAAAGCCAAGAGCCCACAGAAGTACGAGTGGGAGTATCTTGGCAAGGCCATCGGCAGCGGCGTGGTGCCCTTCGACAATCTGGTCTTCCGGAGAATCACCGACGAGGAGATCAAGCGGTTCGATAATATCCGCCAGGGCGTTGACTGGGGCTATGGCGTGGACCCGTTCGCTTTTGTCCGCTGGCATTACGACAAGACCCGACGGAAGATCTACGCGCTGGATGAGATTTATGCCGTGAAGCTTTCTAACCGGGAAGCGGCGGAGCAGATCAAGGCCAAGGGTTATGACACGCAGCAGTCGATTGCGGACAGTGCTGAGCCCAAGTCGGTTGATGAACTGAAGCTCCAGTACCATATCCGCATTAAGGGCGCCCGCAAGGGACCGGGCAGTGTGGAGTACGGGGAAAAGTGGCTGGATGATCTCGAAGAGATTGTGATCGATCCGCAGCGCACGCCGAACATCGCCCGGGAGTTTGAGAACATTGACTACCAGACCGATGCCGATGGTAATCCGAAAGCCAAGCTGGAGGATAAGGATAACCACACGATCGACGCCACTCGGTATGCTTTTGAGAATGACATGAAGCGGTCAGGAATTTCGTTTGACTAGGAGGTGAGACCACTGAATATCACCGCAATCCTACAAGCTGGCTCGGCCATGACCATGGAACAGATCATCAAGCTGGAGATTGACGAGTGGAAGGTATCGCCGGAACTGCGGCTGATGGTAACCGGCCAGCGCTATTACACCGGTGACCACGACATCCTGCAACGCCGGCGGCTGGTTATCGGCGAGAACGGCGCGTTGGTGGAAGACACCAACCTTGCCAACCGAAAACTCGTCCACACCCTCTACCGGAAGCTCGTAGACCAAAAGGTCGGATACCTGCTGTCCAAGCCGCTGACGGTGCAAACAGAAAACCAGGCCTACGCGGATCAGTGGCGCGTGGTCATGGATAAGGGCTTTCACCGGCTGCTGAAGAACCTTGGCAAAGAGGCTATTAACAAGGGCCGTGCCTGGATTCAGGTGTTTTACGACGAAAGCGGCAAGCTCTCGTTCAAGCGCATCCCGGCCGAAGAGGTGATTCCCCTTTGGCGTGATGCCGAACGGACGCAATTGGACGGTGTGATCCGCATGTACGATGTGGAGACCTACGAGGGCACCGTCAAGAAGATTGTTACCAAGGTGGAATACTGGGACACTTCCGGAGTCAAGCGGTATGTCATGCCCAATAATGCCACAGCGTTAGTACCGGATGATGAGGGTGACGGCAGCCACTTCACCGTGACTGACTCAACGGGCAAGGAGACGCCGTACAACTGGGAACGGGTGCCCTTTATCTGCTTCCGGTACAACGACGAGGAACTGCCGCTGATCAAGTTCGTCCAGTCCCTGGTTGATGACTATGACCTGCAAACATCGGACCACAGCAACAACCTCGCCGATCTACCCAATGGCATTTACATCATCAAGAACTACGATGGGACGGATCTGGGCGAATTCCGAAGAAACCTCTCCGTCTATCGGGCCGTGAAAGTGACTGAGGACGGCGGCCTCGATACGCTCAGCCTTGACATCAACACGGATGCCCTTAAAGCGCACCTGGAAGCATTGAGAAAAGACCTGTATGAGTGCGGTCGGGGCGTGGATACCCAAAGCGATAAGTTCGGCAACAGTCCATCCGGTATCGCACTGCGCTTTTTGTATTCGGACCTGGATATGGACGCCAACATCCTGGAGACCGAGTTCCAGGCAAGCCTTGAGCAGTTGCGTTGGTTTGTCGATAATCACCTGGCCAACACCGGCGCCGGCGACTTTGCCACTGAGTCCATCGACTTCCTGTTCAACCGGGATATCCTCATCAACGAAACTGAAGCGATCACCAATGCCAAGAACAGCACCGGTGTGATCTCTGATGAAACCATTATCTCGAATCATCCTTGGGTGACGGACCCCGAAGAAGAACAGAAGCGATTGGAGAAGCAGCGCACTGCGGACCTGGAAGAGATGCAAGCCTATTCCGGTATGGGTGACGTCAACGGGAACGGGAACACGGCCGGCGGAGTGGATGCGTAATGCCATCAGCAGAATACTGGCAAAAGCGGAGTGAGCAGCTCGCCCAACGTCAATTTGATAAGGCCGATCAGTACGTTGGGGAACTGAACAAGGAATACCAGCGAGCCATCCAGGAGATCCGGCGCAACATTGAAGTCTTTTACCAGCGCTACGCCGACAATAACGAGATCAGTTTGGCAGAAGCCCGGAAGAAGCTTGGTGGCAAAGAGTTGACCGAGTTTAAGATGACGCTGGAAGAGTTCATTGCCAAGGCGAAGAATAATCAGGACGGCCGCTGGACCCGAGATCTCAACAACACCTATTACCGGACGCGTGTAAGCCGTTTAGAGGCGTTGCAAACTCAGATAAGGCAACAGGTCGAGATGCTCACGGAAAGCCGTCAGAAAGGCGCACAGGCGCTCTTAGGCGGCATTTACGAAGATACATACTACCGGACCATCTACGAGATTCAAAAAGGCATCGGCTTGGGCGTATCGTTTGCATCCATCGACCAACAGGGTTTGAAGACCGTCCTGAAAACCGAGTTCGCCGGTGCTAACTATAGCAAGCGGATATGGGATGACCGGGATCGGCTGGTTCGGGAGTTGCAGACGAAACTTACACAGTCGTTCATTCGTGGCGATAGCATTGATCGAACCATCAGCGATATGACGGAGCGAATGAACGTCTCCCGCACCAACGCTGCACGCTTAGTCCAGACGGAAAGCTCTTTCTTCGCCAACCAGGCCACGATGGCCGGTTACAAGGCCAGCAAGGTTGTGCAGAAGTATGAGGTCTTGGCTACGCTTGATAAGCGTACCAGCGAGATCTGCCGGTCGATGGACGGCAAGGTGTTCAATTTGAACGAGGCCGAGGTCAACGTAAACTACCCGCCTTTTCATGTGCGCTGCCGGACAACAGTGGTGCCGTACTTTGACGATGAGATCGATGCAGGGGAACGAATCGCCCGGGATGACGAGGACAATGTGTACTATGTCCCGGGAGACATGACGTATAAAGCATGGTATGATAAACACACAGGGGGAACAGGTAAAGGCGAAACGTCACCTGCTGGCAATCGTTTGGATCTTAAACCTATCGAGCGGCTTCAATTGGCGGAGGTGGATAAAAAGCTCATAGAGTACGAAGACCGTATTCGAAACGAACCGATTGAGCACGCATACGCCATTACGGAGAAGGGGGAGGTTTATCACTCGATTGGCACAGAAGGCAATGTGCAAATTGACGCGATTGGAATAACAAATCTTCGAAACAGCCGAGTGACCCACAATCATCCATCGCCGTATGGTGATCCTGGTGGCTCTTTTAGCCGTGATGATATAATTAAATTTTTTGCGTGTTCGTTATTGGAGTTACGAGCAGTGGACTCAAAATATAGGTACACGCTTAAAAGAGAAAAAGAAATTATGCTTACGCCGGGCGAGGTAGGGAGCCTATTAATTCAAGCCAATTATGATTTTAGGTCGAAGACAACAATTTGGGACTTGGAAGACGGTTATGATGATAAACATTTAACCATGGAAGAGTTTGTTCTTTTGGTGGATGGTTTATTTTACAAAAGGGAGCCGTTAACATGATTAAACCGCCAACCAAACAAGAAAATAGACAAATGATTGCCAAAGCCCTTGAATGTCATCGCTCAAAACTAAAAGAAGAGCAATATGAAAAGCTTGTTGATGAAATTAATGACATGAATTATCCGTATACGATTAAAACAATAGCCTTGCTCAATAATTCAAATGGGGCATTGGATGCAAATGCAAAGGAACATGATAAACTAAGTCGCGAGGAAACTATGAAGTGGATTGAGATTAGGCAAAAATACGGGGTATAAAAGCACTCTCGAAACGAGGGTGTTTTTCTTTTTCCGCCGTTTCGGTACTGTCGGCGTAAAAGAACAGGACATCACCGGACACGACCGGGTAACCAAGTGAAGATGAAGGAGCGATCGATTCATGGAATGGTTACGTAAGCTGCTGGAAGGCAAAGGGCTCACCGAAGAGCAAATCAAGGCGATTGTCTCCGGTGTCGAGGACAACTATAAGGGCTATGTCCCCAAGCATCGATTTGACGAACTCAACGAAGCCAAGAAGCAACTGGAGACGGACTTAAAGGACCGTGACAAGCAACTGATCGATCTCAAGAAGGCGGCTGGCGACAATGACGACCTGAAAAAGCAGATCGAACAGCTTCAGACCGACAACAAGCAGAAGGAACAGGACTATCAAGCCAAGATCAAAGATATGGCGGTAACTACGGCCATCAAGTTAGCTGTCGGCAAGGATGCTCATGATCTCGACCTCGTTGTAGGGCTACTCGACAAATACAAAGTGGAGATTGGTGAAGACGGCCAAATCAAAGCCGGCCTTGACGATCAGTTAAAAGCGTTGCGCACCAGCAAGGCTTTTTTGTTTGTCGATCAAGAGACCGGAGGTACGCAGACCCAGATGAGAGGCGCAAAACCTCCAGACGGCAGCGGCAAACCGCCACAAACACAGAAAAACCCTTGGCTCAAAGAGAGCTTCAACCTCACCGAGCAGGGGCGGCTCATTCGGGAATATCCCGATCTGGCGCAGCAGTTCATGGCCGCAGCCAAACAATAATTTTTCAAGGAGGAATTGACCCATGCCAAAGACTCAAATTGCGGACGTGATCGTCCCACAGGTATTTAACCCCTATGTCATCGCACGAACGGCGGAACTGTCGGCACTGTCTCAGTCGGGTATCATCTCCAACAACCCGGAACTGGACGCACTCGCTCGCGGCGGCGGGAAGTACATCAATATGCCCTACTGGAACGACCTGACCGGTGACGACGAAGTGCTGTCTGACTCCGGAGCACTGACTCCGCAAAAGATCACCGCCGGCCAAGACGTGGCCGTCTTGTTCCTCCGCGGGAAAGCGTGGAGCGCCAATGACCTCGCCTCTGTTCTTGCCGGCTCGGATCCGATGGCGGCCATCGGGGACCTGGTCGCTGCATATTGGGCGCGGATGCGTCAGAAACTGCTGTTCTCCATGCTGAAAGGTGTTTTTGCATCGGCAACCATGTCCGGCAACATCCATGATATTTCGGCCTTGACTGGTACCGCAGCCGTTCTCTCCGGTGAAACCTTCCTTGATGCACAAGGGAAACTTGGTGACGCAGCCGAGAAACTGACAGCCATTTCCATGCACAGCGCAGCGTACATCAAGTTGCAAAAAGACAACCTGATCGCCTTTATCCCCGACTCAGAGGGTAAGGTGAACATCCCCACGTACATGGGCCGCCGAGTGATTGTCGACGATGGACATCCCGTTTCTTCCGGAGTGTACACCTCGTACCTGTTCGGTGCCGGCGCGATTGGCTTGGGTAATGGTCAACACCCAGTACCAACCGAGACCGATCGGGATTCGCTGGCCGGTGACGATATCCTGATCAATCGTCAAGCGTTTATTCTCCATCCCCGCGGTGTTAAGTTTACCGGTACCAGCGTGGCCGGTGCCGCTCCCACCAACGCGGAATGCGAGAATGCAGCCAACTGGACCCGAGTGTATGAGAACAAGAACCTTCGTATCGTGAAGTTTGTTTACAAGTTGGCGTAAACAGCGAATGACCAAAGAAGGGGCAAATAACCCTTCTTTGGTCATCTTTGCAAGGAGGGATGAAGGTTGTCAGCAACCGCATTTCAACGCAATCGCCGGGCGACTGCACTACGGGAACAATGTGCAGAGCTTGGCATTGAAGGCAGTGATAGCCTTGGTGAAGCTGAACTGAAAGCACTACTGGAGAAGCACTCTGTAGCGCCCAAGGAAGCAGGTGACGTTTCCAGTGACAACAAATCAAGCGGTCGTACTAAGCGCGGTAAAGATTCGCCTACGAATCAATCACAATGATCTCGACCCGCTGATCCTGTCCTACATTGATGAGATCGGCGTAAGGATCAGTCACTACTGCAACATGGATGTGATACCCGATACGCTTACGTTCACCTGGACATCCATGGTCATCGATGCGCTACGGGCTGAACAGTCTGCTATTGACGAGATCGCCCAATCCAATGCCGGTAGTGCCGATATTAAGATCGGCGACACGTCGATTAAACCGGTTGCCGCGTCAGGCCAGAATAAATCGGCTATTGATGCCGTTGTGCTGAATTACCGCGTGGATCTGAACCGGTACCGGAAGTTGAGGTGGTAGCATGTACCGCCAATATCGCAGGAGCTTGGAGCGTCTCTATGAAGATACGATGACCGTCAAGCGATCGGTCGAGACGGAGAAACCATCCGGCGAAACGGTTCCTGCCCTGCAGATCATTTATCAAGATCAACCCTGCCGACTGTCGCAAAAAGCATTGGCGACCAACCGGCAAACCGAAGCGCAAAACGATATCCTCTATGAAACCAAGGCCTTTGTGGCGCCTGAACTGCAGATCCGGCAAGGTGACGTTATCGAGGTAACCCGATGTGGCGTTACGCAGGCCTATGTCGCCGGTGAACCGTTTCGGTACCCAACCCACCAGGAGATCAGTTTGCAACGAAAGGGCTATGCGTGATGAGCCGTTGGGGCGACTTCGATTTTAACGATCTCAAGAAGCTTGCTGACAACTTCCAAAAAGCGCTGGATGAGCGGGTGGTAGATCGCTTTATCCAGGAATTCTTGCTTGAGATGGCCTATCGAGCGGAGCGGAAGATCAAGAAACGTACTCCCGTAGGTGTTTATAAAAACGGCAAGGTTGGCGGTACCCTTCGTCGCAATTGGAGAGTCGGACAGGTCCAGCGCCAGGGCAATGAGTATGTGGTGGAGATTTTCAACAATACCGAGTATGCCCCCTTTGTGGAGTACGGGCACCGGACGGGCAAGGAGTTAACCAAATGGGTGGAAGGCCGGTTCATGATGACCATTTCCATGCAGGAGATGGAACAGGAACTGCCACGATACTTGGAGCGTCGCCAGATGGAACTGCTGAACCAAATCATGAACGGGCGGCCGCCGAGAAGGGGTGAATAGCCCATGACAATCAACCAGGTCCGTGACGGCGTAATTGCTTCCATTCGGGCCATATTTCCGGACAAAAAGATCTATGGTGAAGCAATGAAGCAAGGGGTTACGGTCCCTTGCTTTTTTGTGAAGATTTTATTGGCGGAACAAACCAATGAAGTCGGGAGACGGCTGAAACGGACCGTTCTCTTTGATGTTCACTATTTTGCTGATACCAACGAAGAAGCACATGAGGTTGCAGAGCAACTCTATCAGATGGGGTTTGTAACAGTCCAAGGCAGCTTATTACGCGGGAAGAAGATGCGTCACGAGATCGTTGATGGGGTACTGCACTTCTTTGTGGAGTATGAATTCCATCTCCTTCGCGAAGTGGCCAGTGGGCCCACAATGCAAACGCTTGAACAGGAGGCGAATCTGATTGGCTAAAGAAAATCCGAAATTCACCAAGGAACAACTACTTTCAGCAAAAGCCTTTGCCGGCCAGCGTGACATTCTGAACGCGCTGCTCGAAGAAGGCAAACTTTACACCGCCGACGAAGTCGCTCAAATGGTGACTGACTTTTTGAGCAGGGAGGTCGAATAGATGGCTGGTGGAACGTGGACCACACAGAACAAGGTGAGACCCGGTGTCTATATTAATTTCCAAAGTGCCGGTGGGCCAGTTGGTACCGTCGGGGAGCGCGGAACTGTCACAGTGCCACTGCCGCTCTCTTGGGGCGAATCGAAGAAGGTGATCGAAATCAATGCGGGTGATGACGTCAAAACCATTTTGGGTTATGACATTACCGCCGCGCAACTTCTTCTTGTTAAAGAAGCCTTGAAACGAGCCAAGACGCTCTTACTGTACCGCCTTAATACCGGGACCAAGGCGACAAAAACAGTCGGTACGCTCACGGCAACCGCGAAATACAGCGGGGCTCGGGGCAATGATCTCAGCCTGGTCATCCAAACCAACGTTGATGATGCAGCGAAATTCGATGTAAAAACGGTGCTTGCAGGACAAGTTGTCGACACACAAGTAGTGGCAAGCATCGCGGAATTGGTTGCTAATGATTGGGTCGTGTTTAGCGGAACCGGTACCTTAACCGCAACGGCCGGGGCTGCTCTCACCGGTGGCGCCGATGGAACGGTTACCAACCAGGATTACACCGATTACCTGTCCGCCATTGAGCTTTACGAATTCCAGACGATGGCGTTGCCTTCTACGGATGCCACACTGAAATCCGTCGTTGTGTCGTTTGTCCGGCGTCTTCGGGAGATGGAGGGGCGTAAGATCCAAGTGGTTCTGGAGAATTACCGGAATCCTGACTTTGAAGGCGTCATCAGCGTCAAAAACGGGGTCATTCTTGCCGATGGCACTACGCTGGATGCAAGGCAAGCGGTTGTATGGGTGGCAGCGGCTACGGCCAGCGCGGAGATTAACCAGTCGTTGACGTATGCCGCTTACGACGATGCTGTTGACGCCAACCCTCGCTACACGAATTCGCAAATTGAGACCGCCTTGCTGAACGGGGAATTCCTCTTTGTGCAGAACAAAGGCCGCGCCATCGTGGAGCAGGACACGAACACCTTCCGATCCTATACGCCGACAAAGACAAAGGTATTTTCCAAGAACCGTCCGATTCGGGTGCTTGATGGCATCAACAACGATTTCAAGCGCATTTTCGAGACGTACTACATCGGCAAGGTCAACAACAACGACGATGGCCGCAACCTGTTCCGTAAGGAATGTATTAACCACCTGGAGACGCTGCAAGGCATCGGGGCCATCCAGAACTTTGACGCCGAGACGGATCTAGCGGTTGTTCAAGGTGCTGATTCTGATAGTGTAGCCGTGGAGCTGTACGTTCAGCCGGTTGATTCCATCGAGAAAATCTACTTCAGCATTAAGGTGAAGTAACCGGGAGGTGAAGACGTAGATGGGTTTTTTGCAAGCGAGGGATACCATCAGCGGCCAAGAAGGCCGGGCTTACGCAACCATCAACGGCCAAGTGGAAGAAATGTTTTACATCAAGAAGCTTGAGGCCAAGGCGGAAAAAGAAAAGTCGGAGATCAAAACCTTGGGCCGTCGGGGAACGCAACATAAGGCGAAAGGCTGGAAGGGCACGGGGAGTATGACGATTTATTACGTCACATCTCTCTTCCGTAAGATGATGATGGAATACATCAAAAAGGGTATCGATGCTTATTTCGATGTGCAAGTGGTCAATGAGGACCCGACTTCCAGCATCGGCAGGCAGACGGTGGTGCTTAAAGGCGTCAACTTGAACAGTGTCATCATGGCATTGCTGGATACGGATACCGACGCACTGGAAGAAGATGTGGACTTCACGTTTGAAGACGTGGACATCATGGACAGCTTCGGCAAGCCGATTTTAGGATAGGAGGATGTAGCCTGTGGGTGATTTAAGCGCATTCTTCGCGCAAAACGTGACCACGGATATCACCGAAGATTTTGTGGTATCCCAGCGGTTCAAAGATAAAGACGGCAAGCCGGTACCGTGGACGTTGCGCACGATGACCGAAGCGGAGAACGAAGAGATCCGCAAGGCGGCAACAAGAACCGTAAAAGGCAAAGGCGGCATCAAAACGCCGGAAACGAATGTGGACGAATACCTGGCGAAGCTGACAGTAGCCAGTGTCGTGTTCCCCAACCTCAAAGACGCAGAACTACAGAAATCTTACGGCGTCATTGGTGCCGAAGCACTCTTGCGTAAGATGCTTTTGCCCGGTGAATACGCTGCCTTGGTCGAGAAGGTTCAAGAAATGAACGGCTACGACAAGGACATGAACGACCTGGTGGAAGAGGTAAAAAACTAATCAATGAGGGCGATAGTGAGGCGAATTACGCCTACTATGCCCTCCATGAACTCCATATCCTTCCCCACGTCCTGGTGGCCATGCCGCGACGGAAGAAGGCGGCTATCTATGCCATGATCGATGTACGAATCACCGAAGAGAAGCGATTGCGCAAGAATAAATAAGCAGAAAGGAGGTGCGACATGGCAACGGTACAGTCCAGCCTACGCCTGTTTGATGCTTTCACCGGTCCCTTGAAAAACATCACGCAAGCGCTAAACATGACGATATCATCCATGCAACAGATGCAGCGGACAACAAACCAAAATGCAAACGTAGCAAGAACACTCGATGTAGCGAAACAGCGGCTGGCAGCGGCTGAATCACAAATCAAGCTAGCCATTGATCAATCGACGGCATCGCAGGATAGATTCAACCGTACTGTTCGTAAGGCGAAATCCGAAGTTGGGGGGCTGTTGTCGGAGATCAAAGGCGTGGCTGCCGCTTACCTTGGTCTACAGGGCATTCAGATGTTGGCCACTGCGACGATCGGCGGGGCGATGCAAGAGCAGCAGATGCGCGATATGCTGGTTGCCCGTACCGGTGACCAGACAGTTGGGTCAGCGATGTTTGATAAGTTCAAAGCGGATGCGCTGAAAACCGGAATGGACGTTAAGGAAGCACTTACAGGCACACTTTCCTTCTTCTCAATGACTCAGGACACAAGGCAACTGGAGAAGCTGAACAACTTAGCGCAGCGACTGGCAGCATTCGATACAACCGGCCAAGGGCTCAGCGGCGCCACATTCTCGATCAAGGAAGCGATGAGCGGCGATCTAATCTCCCTTGCTGAGAGATTCAACATGAGCAAGGCACAGATTCGAGCGGTTAATCTGACGGAGCTAGGAAAGAAAGGTGACATTGAAGGATTTATCAAGGCGTTTGATCAACTCTTAGAGATTCAGAAGATGGGTCAGAACGCCTTTGACACGATGCTGGCAAGCCCGATCAAGCAAGCGGAGATTCTAAGAAACAACGTGAAATCCATGTTCGCCGACGCCGGCGGAGCGGCCGTGCAGCGGCTCTTGCCGCTTATCTTGATGCTAAATCAAGCGTTCCAGCAAGGAACCTTTCAGCCGTTTTTCAATGCACTTAGTATTGGCTTGGCGTGGGCGGTAAGCGGCATGATCCTGCTGATCCAGGCAGGGCAAATGGCCTGGTCGCTGTTTACCATGTTGTCGCCTGTGATTCTAAGTGTCGCATCGGCCTTGGCGGTTTATTATGGTGTTCAAAAAGCGGTTGTGCTTTGGACAAAGATTCATCAGATCTACACAAACGCGTTGACAACTGCACAAAGGATACTTAACGCGGTCATGACGGCCAATCCGTATACACGGGTGATTATGCTTGTTGTTGGCCTGATTGTTGCGCTTGCCACACTTGGACAAACGAGCCAATGGCTTAAAGAGGCCTTTGCGAGTGCCTTTGGCTTTCTTGTTGATCTTGCACAAGGATCTGTTAACGTGATCATCTCGTTCATCAACGGGCTGATACGGAGCATCAACACAGTGGCTGGCTTTTTCGGTAACTTGCTCGGTGTGGGCGTGCAGCCCATCCAAGAGATCCAGTATCGCGCTGATCTTTCGGGGCTCAAGGCGGGTGGACAGGATTTCATTCGTAATTTCAGCTTGTCTCCTGGCGCAATTGGCGGAGCTAACCCTTTGAATACGGACATCTTGGATCAATGGAATAAGAACGCTACTATCGCCAAGGTGGGCGAAGTGGGTGAAGTCGGCAAGATTGGCGACACCGTGGACATCTCCAACGAAGACCTGAAGGTCATGCGGGAACTGGCAGAGATGAAGAGCATTCAAAATTTCGTCACCTTAACCCCGACCGTGCAAGTGACCACCGGGGACATCAACAACGGCTATGATGTGGATACGATTGTCAAAAAAATAGCAGATACCTTAGAAGAGCAAATCGCGTCCAGCGCAGAAGGGGTGTACAGCTAGTGAAAGACGTCGGTATTTATCTTAGCTGGAACAACCAACAGGAAGGGTTTCGCATCCCTGTTAACCCGGACGCCATTGAGATCAAAGAAAGCGGCGAAGGGAAGACGTATGATGTGGCCGGGCTGGGCGAGATCAATGTGATTAAATCGCCAAAGCTAACCGAGATTTCCTTTGGCAGCATATTCCCTGCGATGCGGTATCCTTTCGTGGTGGCTAACGCCCTTGCCGCACCCATACAGTATGTGCAATTCATTCAGCGGTGGCTGAACACAAAGCGACCGATTCGGTTTGTGTTTGTCAGCGGAAGCTACGACATCAATCTCCCAATGAGCATTGAAAAGTTCTCATGGAAAGAAGTGGCCGGCAGTCCTGGTGATATTGAATACGATCTTTCGTTGAAGAAGTATGTTTTCTACGCGGCGAAGCGGGTAGCGGTTCAACCCGCTGCAACACCGGAAGCGCGGGCGCTGGTTGTTGCAGAAACACAGCGGCCGGTCGAGCGACAGGAACAAAAAAGTTATGCCATTGCTTCTGGTGATACCCTCTGGCTGCTTGCACAACGATTCCTTGGTGACGGTTCACGCTGGCCGGAGATTCAGTCGCTGAACAACATGACCGACGCCGATGTGCTCCATCTTCCGATTGGACGAGAGATCCGCTTGCCAGGGGGAACCGCGAATGCTTGAGGTTCTGATCGATAACCGCAACGGCAATGTCTGGGATATTACCGACATCGTTGACGAGGTAGCCTGGAAGACCAGCCGGATTGGCCGACCGGGCAGCTTGGAGATCACATTTATTCAGGGTGGACTGTACCAGGATGCCGCGTTCACGGTGAACAGCGGCGATATCATTCGATTCCGGAAAGATGGCGTGAATGTCTTTTACGGGTACGTCTTTATCGTCAAAGGTGGGCGCGATGAGCAGGTGAAAATCACGGCCTATGATCAGCTGCGCTATCTCCTGGCTTCGGATACATACGTGTTCAAGGGTGTTGGTGCGGTAGATGTAATCCGTAGAATATGCGGTGATTTTAACCTGCGCGTGGGGACCTTGGATGATACCGGCTATATCATTCCCGCTCTTGTCGAAGACGGCAAGAAGCTACTCGACATTATCTGTAAGGTGTTGGATTTGACGCTGATCGCAACCGGGAAAAATTACGTCTTCTTTGACAATTTTGGGGAGCTTACACTCCGAAATGCGGCTGATATGCTACTGGATTTTGTGGTTGGTGACGGCAGTTTGCTTTGCGATTATGAATTTACCCGTTCCATCGATGACAGCTATAACCGGATCAAGTTGGTAAGCGACAATAAGGACACCAAGAAGCGAGAGGTTTATATTGCCGAAGACGGCGCCAACATGGCGAAGTGGGGCCGGTTGCAACTCTATCAAAAAATCAATGAAAACATGAATGCCGGCCAGATCAATGAGTTGCTGAATTCCTTGATGGCCGTCCATAACCGCGAGAAAAAGACGCTTCAGGTGGACGCTATGGGTGATCCAAGGGTGCGTGCCGGTTGTTTTGTTCCGATTTTTATCGAGCAGCTTGGCGTTGGACTGCCGTTTCTTGTTGATGAGTGCAGCCATCGCTTCAGCGGAACGGACCATACGATGAAGCTAGAGTTGAAGGTGATCTGATGCTTGATGCGATTAAACGGGCCGGATTGGCCGCGGTAGAAGCGGGCAACCCTGTGGCCATCCTTTTTGGTACGGTAACCGGTGTGAATCCTCTGGAAGTGAACGTAGAACAACGGTTCACTTTGACAGAGGATTTTTTAGTTGTTCCGGAACGGATGATTCATTACGAAGTGGATTTGACTCATAAGCACGATTACATCGACACGCCAGCCGGGGAGAAGAAAACTCAGACGGCCTTATCCCCACTGGTCATCCGCAAGCGTTTGGAGGTTGGCGAAAACGTGCTGCTGATGCGCGTCCAGGGCGGACAACGGTACGTAATCTTGGATCGGGTGGTGGCGACATGATTCCATTGGGCGGGGTGGTAAGTACCCAAAACGTGAAAGTTGAATCCTATCCATCCAAGACGTATCGGCTGGACGTCTCCACCGGTCAAGTAGTCGGTACCGTTGACAACATTGAAGCGGTTAAGCAAGCCGTCTTCAAGATATTGAGCACGGAACGTTATCGGCATCCCATCTATAGCTTCAATTACGGCTTTGAGATGGACGGACTTATCGGGATGGACCCCTTATTGCTTCGGTCCGAACTTCAGCGACGCATCCAGGAGGCGCTGCTGCAAGATGACCGGATTACCCGCATTGACGATATGCAGATCGAGATCAGCGGCGATAATGCGGTAGCGACATTCACCGTAATCACAAAATATGGCGATTTCCAGGCGACGAAGGGGGTGATGGGTAGTGTATGAGTCGCAAACCTACGCCGCAATCTTGCAGCGTATGCTGGACCGTGTGCCGGCTGACCTGGACAAACGGGAGGGCAGTGTCATCTATGACGCACTGGCCCCAGCGGCGGCAGAACTGGCACAAGCCTATGTCAATCTAGATCTGTTCTTAAAACTTGGATTCGCCGCTACCGCGAGTGGTGAATGGCTCGATAAACGGGCCGCCGAACAGGGTGTGACACGAAAACAAGCAACCCCTGCGAGACGGGAGGGCATTTTTAATGTTCCCGTAACGACAGGGGCGCGGTTTTTTATCGATGGGCTCTATTTTGTTGTCATGGAAGGTGGTACTGCTGCAACGCTTGAGTGTGAGACGGACGGAACCAGAGGAAACCGGCCCAACGGAACACTGCTGCCCGTGGATTACATCGATGGGCTCTCGTCAGCCACATTAGGCGCCGTACTTGTGCCCGGTACCGACACAGAGAGCGATGAGTCACTGCGAGAGCGATTATTGAAAAAAGTGCGCAGTCCGGCAACCAGTGGCAATATGGCGCATTACCTTCAATGGGCAAAGGAAGTGGCCGGAGTAGGGGGTGCGAAGGTATTTCCGATGTGGAACGGCCCCGGTACTATCAAAGTCGTTATCGTAAATAGTGAAAAAAAACCAGCTTCAGCTCAGCTTGCGGCGGATGTAGCTGCTTATATCGAGAGCGTTCGACCTATCGGGGCCAATGTAACTGTGGTTACCGCGAACGCCGTGCCGATTCATGTAACAGCAACGATCACCCTTTCATCCGGATATGTTCTGGGCGATGTGCAGTCTGCCGTTACTCGTCTTGTCAACGAGTATATAGCGAACATCGTATTCAAGAGCGCCTATATAAGCTACGCCAAGATTGGTTCTTTGCTGCTAGATACGCCAGGCATAGCCGACTATCGCGACTTACGGGTGAATGGCACCGCAGTGAATGTAGAAATGGCCCCGGATGATGTGCCTGTGAGCGGCAAAGTAGAGCTTATCGTGTAGGTGGTGATATAAAAAATGCAGTTGAAACCCAGGCTGAACAAAACCAACAACCCCGTTGTCATCAGTGATGAAATCATTTTGTTATCGGGTGGCTCCGGCGCACAGCATTTGGATCATGACAACGTGAAGCACAGCACGCTGGAAATTTGGTCGGGACCCAATAAAACAGGAAGCCGTGTCATGGCCTATATTTTGACGAATCCGGAGGCGACACCGTGGAGGACCCATGTTCAGGTGTACGCCAGTGCTCAATTGGTGTACGTCACTTATGAAACCTATGGTGATCAAGTCGAGGCCGAAGACATCAATGCATTGCAGGATGCAATACGTTCGCTTTCTGTAAGCAGCGGTACTTTTGTGTTTACTCAGATTGCACCATCGGCTACTTGGGTGATTACGCACGATTTACAAAAACGGCCGTCAGTAACTGTGGTGGACAGTGCGGGTACCGCAGTTATCGGGGATATCCTGTATCGATCGGATAGTGAAATCGAGGCGCGATTCCAGTCTCCTTTTGCGGGATGCGCCTATTTAAATTAAGGAGTGGTTTCATTGAAATTCTTAACCAACATTGATCTTAATAAAAATGAACTCCAAAATGCGCGGATCCAGAACTTATCCAGTGCACCGACTAGCCCTGTTGAGGGCCAGGTATACCACAATACCTTGGATCACAAGACGTACATGTGGAATGGGACCGCCTGGATTGACCTTACCGCATCGACCAAAGTCGACAAGATTAACGCAGCGATGACTACGTCGGCCAAAGTCACATCATCAGTGACGAAAGCGGCAGGATCGGCTTCGACAGACGTTTTTCGAGTAGAAAGCGCAGACTCCCAAGAACTGTTCTCAGTCAAACAAAACGGGGATACCGTTGTTGGCGGAAAGCTGACGATTAACGGTAGTGGCATCACCACCGGGACGGCAACCGATCTGACTCTTTCAGGGAACCTGACCGTACAGGGAAGCACAACGCTAGGCGACAACGCATCGCAAGACACAACCACGATAAATGGCGTGACCAAGGTAGTATCCAAAGCCACCAAATCGGCCGGTTCATCGACTGCGGATGCATTTCGCGTGGAAAGTTCCGACGCCCAGCCGTTATTGCAAGTGCGAGAGAACGGCGACACAGTGATTGGTGGAGTCCTAACGGTCAATGGCGCAGGCACATCCACGTTTGCCGGTAATGTGTCGATCGGCGGAAAACTCACCGTGGCTGATACCGCAACGGCTACTGCAGCGCTCAACGGTACCGACCTTACACTGGCCGGTAACTTAGTAGTCCAAGGAGATACGACACTTGGAAACGAAGCAGCCGATAACACCAGTGTCCAGGGAACGCTTGATGTTTCTCGTGCAAACATCAAGTATGATGGCACTGCCAATCGTATTACGGCGACGGAGCTGGGATACATAGACGGGCTAACCAGCAACGCACAAACCCAACTGAATGCAAAGCTAAATACCTCGGACGCGGACAACGCCAATACGGCCAACAAGGTAGTTAAAAGGGATGCCAGCGGCAATTTTGCGGCCGGGACGATTACGGCAACCAAAGTAACCGGACTATCGGCTCCGTCGGCGGACAGCGATGCAGCCACCAAAGCGTATGTTGACACCTTGAAGATGGGTTTTGACTACAAAGATTCGGTGCGCGTAGCCACAACCACCAATATTAACCTGACTACGGGCGGTATGTTGAGTATCGATGGGATTACCGTAGCGGCAGGAGATCGTGTACTGGTCAAAAACCAAACTACAGCATCGCAAAACGGGATTTACACGGCCGCTGCCGGAGCATGGACGCGTTCAACCGATGCAAACGGAAGTAGTAAAGTTACATCCGGTATGTACGTGTTTGTATCCGAAGGTGCGACGAACGGAAAAACCGGCTGGGTGTTGACAACTGCTGATCCGATCACGCTGAACACGACGGCACTTTCGTTCAGTCAGTTTTCCGGAGCAGGAACGTATACGGCTGGAAACGGGATTACGCTTACCGGTAATCTGTTTAGCGTCGTATCTCATGCCGGAACAGCGGGAGCGGTTGGCACCGTTGTATCGGGGGCAGACGGTAAGCTCGGGGTATCCTTAGGAACAACATCAACGACAGCCGCTGCCGGGGATCATAATCATGATGGCCGGTATTATACCGAAACGGAAATGGGCTCTACCACCGCCGGGTCTTCAGGGGCCAAAAAGGTCGGCACTCCTGCGCTATCTGGCGTGACTGGTACAGATGTAGAAGCCCAATTATCCAGCCTCAAGACGCTGATTGATGACAAGGAACCGACCATCACGTCCCTGCCGATAACGAAAGGCGGTACTGGCGCAACCACGGCTGCAGCGGCCAGGACAAACCTTGGGGCAACCACCAAATATTCGGCAAACGTCGGTGATGGTACGGCCACAACGTTCACGGTTACCCATAACCTTGGTACGATGGATGTGGTGGTCACAGTAAGAGAAGCAGCCAGCCCTTACAACGTGGTTTTTAGTGATATTCAGATCGTTGACAATAACAGCATTAAATTGTTATTCGCCGCTGCCCCCAGCGCATCCCAATACCGTGTAAACGTAATCGGATAAGGTGATGGCAATATGAAATACCTGGGTAGTTTACAGGTCCCGAGCTTGGGTTCGCCCCCAAGCTCGCCCGTCGCCGGGCAAATCTATTTTAACTCGGCGGATAAAGTGTTTTACGGTTGGGGCGGAACTGCTTGGGTGCCGCTCAGGCCGGACGGAGGGAACGCGGCCACCCTTGGGGGAAAATCCGCCTCGGATCTGATGCCGAAAGGTCCGCTAACCTGGAACCAGCTCAAGGGGGTGTAGGCGTTGGAATACGGCAGTCGAGGATATGGAGAGTCGATTTACGGTCAGGTGGATGGGCCTACGCCGGAAGAGTTAACCCCTAATTTAATGAGCTATCTCCCGTTTTACTATGACGAGCGCACGATGCAATCGGCGCAATCTGCTTTGGCCACAGAAATGGGTCGATTGAAATGGGATATTCGGAATATTATGGATCAGTTTTTCGTTGATACAGCTACCTGGGGATTGGATGACTGGGACCAATTCCTCGGCAGAGATCCCGACCGATTGAAAAACTACCTTAACCGGCGCGAAGAAACCAAAGCTCGCCTGCGTGGATTTGGCACTACCACGGTCGAGATGATTCAGCGGGTAGCGGCGGCCTTTTCTGGCGGTGAAGTGACCGTTTTGGAGTATCCGGCTGAATTCCGTTTCGTGGTGAAGTTCGTTGGCACGCGGGGGGTCCCTCCGAATATGGCCGAACTCACGAATCTGATTGAAATGATCAAACCTGCCCACTTGGTCTTTTCTTATGCGTATACGTTCTTGGTATGGCAAGAAGCAGCGGCGTACACGTGGACAAACGCCTCGCGGATGAGCTGGAATGAGTATCGAAACATCGAGATAAGAGGGTGATGTAGTGAAGACTACGGCAAATTACGGGTTGAGAAAACCAGACGGAACAGATACGGTGGATATCGCCGATCTGAACTACAATGCCGACCAGATCGATTCAGCGTTAACGCCAACGGCTGATCAAACCCAGGTACCTACATCCAACGGGCCAGGAACATTAATCAAATGGGTATCCTGGTTTGCGAATCGCATCAAGGCGATTACGGGCGAATCGTCTTGGTTAAATGCTCCCGTGGCAACGTTAAAGCAGTTGTACGACTCGATTGGCTCGCATTCGACGGATAGTGTGCAGCCGCACAAATATGCAGATGCAGGTAGTGATCCCAGCTATGCAAATAGAAAATATTGCTTACGAATAATAAATGGTGAGTTTTACTTAGAGGTGGTGGAGTAGGATGGTTGGAGAGTTAATACCTATCGGCGGCAAACTGTCCGATGCGTTGGTGGCCGGTTGGGTTGGGGCTGGATTCATTGATCCTTTTTCGGTGGCCGACAACAATGGCATTGCAGGGAAGTTTTTGCGGGCGATAATTGGACCGAATTTTGAAGCTCACAAGGATATTGCATCCATGAACGCGGTAATAGCGTCAGCAACGGCCATGAACGCAGTAGCGGCGTCAGCAACGGCCATGAACGCAGTAATAGCGTCAGCAACGGCCATGAACGCAGTAGCAGCGTCAGCAACGGCCATGAACGCGGTAATAGCGTCAGCAACGGCCATGAACGCAGTAGCGGCGTCAGCAACGGCCATGAACGCGGTAGCGGCGTCAGCAACGGCCATGAACGCGGTAGCGGCGTCAGCAACGGCCATGAACGCAGTAGCGGCGTCAGCAACGGCGTGGGATATTGTGTCTGCAAGCAGTATGGCTGTAGGTAAGTTTGTGGCAGGAAGAGCCGGGTTAGCAGCGTCATCGTATGCAGATATGAACGCGGTAGCGGCGTCAGCAACGGCCATGAACGCAGTAGCAGCGTCAGCAACGGCCATGAACGCAGTAGCAGCGTCAGCAACGGCCATGAACGCAGTAATAGCGTCAGCAACGGCGTACACAGCAATCTATTCTTCAATTCAAAACTACAGAAATGTACTAGTTAATACACTTAATTCTTCGAATAAATTCAGTAGAACATCTATTAATTTGGGCAACGGGGCAGGAACATGGGATCACGGTATAAACACTAGCAGCATCTATATTCCTGTTTTGTGTAATGATGATAATGACACGGATTATACTGCGTACCACGGATTCGATACGTCCAAGTCGTTTATAACTGTACCTCGCCACAGCGGTAGCATAACGGTTGCCGCGGGTGTCGGCTTGCGCGGTGTGCGCCTAACCGGAGTAGGTAACACTATTGGATTCATAACGTTTGATGTTTATACCGCTGTTTAAAATGAGGGATATTTATGTATCTGGTTGACAAAGATGGTGTTAAAAATTTAAACACAAATGAACTAATTGAAATGGGAACGCAAGAATGGGACGTATATAAAGAATGGTGTGAAGAAGGGAATCAACCTGAATTCGGAAAACCTTACACAGTACCAGAATTAATTGTTGCAAAATAAAAAAGGAGATCTGCGGAAAATTAGAATGCCACAAGAACCTTCCGTTGTATAACAGGACATATCGCGATACTACCAAAAGCCGCTCCCGTGTTAGGGGGCGGCTTTGATATTCCCAAGCGCTTGGGATTTTGAGAGGGAGGGTGGGCTGGTGAGCGATCCGGAAATCCGAGATATAATGGTCGATCTGGCTGAATTAAAGTCAGACACAAAAAACCTGATCCAATACGTGCGTGAAAGTTTTAGCCGTGGCAGCAAACGTATGGACGCCTTGGAGGCGAGGATTAAAGAGCACGAAGACGAGCACAAAAAAGAAGCAGATGAGCGCAAGAAAACAGCGTGGCAACTTAAAGCCGCGCTGCTTGGCTGGATGCTCAGCCCAGCGCTGACCATCGCAGTACAAAAGATTTTAGGGGTGATCTAAGTGCGAATCGTCGAGACCAACCTGCAACCGAATAGCCAATTAAAAACCCGCCGCGTCACTAATGGTATCGTCATTCATCATAGCGACACGACCTTCGATGTGGGGGCCGCGACCATTGATGGTTGGCATAAAGGGCAAACGTGGGCCATGATCGGCTATCATTTTGTGATCCGCATGGACGGTGCCATCGAGCGTGGCCGGCCGGAATGGGCCATTGGCAGCCACGCCGGGCCAGACGCCAATAGCCAGACAATCGGTGTGTGCCTGGCTGGAAACTTTGAAGTAAACGAGCCAACCCAAGCGCAATATCAAGCGTTGGGTTGGCTCGTGGCGTATCTCCGCGGCATCTACGGGGACATCCCGCTGACCCGGCACAGCGATTGGATGCAAACGGCGTGCCCGGGCCGCTACTTCGACTTCAACCAGATTGGGAAAGGGGGTGATGACGTGGAGCAAATCAATGTTGCCATTAATGGACAAACCGTTCAGGGATTCCGCCGGGACGGCGTGGCCTACGCGCCAGTGCGATCGCTGGCTGAACCGCTTGGCGGTGTGGTGGGATGGGACGAAGCAAGTAAAACCGCCGTGGTGCAAGGCCCCAAAGCAGTACGTATCGTCTCCAATGCTACCGAACTCGCACCCGGAATGATTGTTAGCAAAGACGGAGAAGATCGCACCTTTGCCCTCGTGCGCGACATAGCCAAAGCGCTAGGCGGAAACGTGCGGTGGGATGCCGCGACGCAAACAGTTTTTGTAGATAGGGGGTAAGTCAAGATGTTTGACATACCACGTGACGATCTGCCCACGTACGCAGCCGTTGGATTCACCGGCTTTTCCTTTATCGTGTTGGCGATCGCCTATTTTACGCAAATGCCCAGCGAAGGCCAGATCGTCACGGTGTTTACAGGGACGGCTACCGGAGGCGTCGGTTTTCTATTGGGAAAAGCACAACCAACGAAAGGACAAGGTGAGAAACCATGACCGCAACCATGATTTTCGTTATCGTCATCATTGCGCTGGTGGCGATGTTCATTGTTAAAAAGACCTACGATGCCAACAAAAAACCGGTCGTTGACAGCATCAAGGCCAACACCACACTGGAACAACGCCAAACGGTATTTAACCTTGGCACCGCTGCCGTGTTGCTGGCACAGAACACCTTCGGCACGCTGACCGGCGAAGAACGTAAGCAAAAAGCCATCGCCTTCCTTGCTGCAGGCGCATCGAAAACTAACATACCTCTTGCGGCTGAAGACATCGAAACGATCATCGACACCACGTATCGCGAAGCAAAGAAATTAGGTTTTTTGGTCACGCTCGATGATTTCAAGGCAACCATCAACGAATTACTTACCGAAAACAAGGAGGAAAAATAATATGGCTAATGTATATCGTGATTCTTTTGGTGTTCTCCATGTAACGGACTGCAAACCCGGCGACGCAGCCGCAACCATCGTGGTCGAAACGGATTTCCCGCACGCCGGCGGATACCCGCAGGTTAAAAACGCTGCCGGTGAATTGGTGGCCGTAGTGGATTACGGTAACGGCGAAGTGTACGTCGGTAATCGTAAGGCCGGCCGGCAAGCGACAGCGGCAGAAGTGGCGCAGCTGGCCCTGCTGTACAAGGCCCTTGGCGAATAGCGAATAACCGGACATAGCAAAGCCCCTGATCTCTCGAGAGATCAGGGGCTTTTTTGCGTTTATGGGATTCATACCCCCAGCCCTCAAAGGGAGCCGGGGTGCAGACGCGCCTTGTTGCAAGCCATAGAGATCCAAGGCACACACTCCGCTGCCGCCCCTACTCGGTGCGCTAGCGTGTACTCAAGTCCTCTATGGCTGCCCCTTTTCGCTGGTTGGCTTAGCGACCCCATTGGGCATGTCCGGTCGTACTGGGAGTGGTCTGCTGCGTCCTGCACCTGTAGGGGATAAGTGCCGCGCCGTAGGGGATGCGCGTAGCAGCTCGCCGTGGTGAGTGTAACCGGGTGGATGCCTTCCGGTGGATTTGCGGTCGTGAGTGTCTGAGTGACTTGCCGGATTCGGCCAGCTACGGCTTACCGGTCGCTACATCAGCCGGGGAGGTTGTCCCCTTGTCTATATACTACCACTTGCTTTTCGACTTGTCAACTAATAGGCAAGTAAAAATATTGAGTAGTCAACTAAGTAATATATGTGTATAATGTGGATAAAGGGAGGGATAGTTGATGATTAGAGTCCGTCCAGGAACCCAATGGAACCAAGTATGGTATCCGTTGAAACCGTGTTTTTTCCAAATTAATCAAGAAAATAGCCGCAAACCGTACCGT